CCTTCGTCGTCGATGATACGAAGCAGGTCATATTCGATGCCCGTGCATTCGTAGGTCTTCCCGTCCGTCAGCCCGAGAACTCCTCCGCCAAACGTTGGTCCTTTATATCTCACCTTCATTTCTTCTTCACCCCTTTCAGCTTCTCTTCAAAGTGCTCTCCATTGCGTTCAAACCAGTGAACATCATACCGGAAATTTTCTGTTTGTATTATACCGCCCATTTTCCGCCATTGCAACGGCTCCCCACCGTATTTCCCGGAAAGGAACTCCGCCGCTCTTAGTTGTTTGCCGGAATCTCCGCCAGCTATTTCACGGATAGAACTTATTTCTGAACCTTTCGGGACAACGCCGTTCACGACATCAGATTTCACATCAAGTGTTTCTTGTAGCCGCATGACTGGTTTTGCCGCTTTCGCCGCGCCCGCTGCAGCCTCGGATTTTGCATCTGTATATAGCACATTCAATCGTTCCGGCTGTTCCGGTAGCCCTGCCGCTTTGCTGAACCTACTATATTCATCGTTCAGACGCCAAAGCTTTACGTTTGCGGCGGTCGCGTCCTCGGAAAGCCCAGCTTCTTTGTATGCGTTTCTAAGCTTTTTCTGCGCGCGGATTTGACGTTCTATGCGGCGCTGCATCTGCGTCGCTTCATAGGCTGTGTAAGTCTTTCCGTCAAACGTGCAGCCAAGACCATCATCGATATGCTCAAGCTGTTCGTCGGTGTAAGTCCGCTCCGAAACTCCCGGAATAAACGGGTATTTGTGATGCCTACAGTTTGCACCTGTCAGACCGTCAACATATCCGTAACCGGTCGTTTCCACAAGGTCATCGTAAAGCCCCAGCGGGTCAGGTTCGCCGCTTTCGCTCTGGTAATAGACTTTCCCTTGCCACTCCTTGTGGCTTGACCACGGCGAAGCACCCGGCTTGTCACGCGCCCCAGAGTGCGCAGACACTTCAAAGTATCGCGTCTCAAGGTACTCTGCGCTTTGGTTCGTGTACTGGTCGCAGATCTGATTCACGCCAGTCATGACAGCTCTCCGAACAGAAACGTCGATGTTGTCAACGTGTCCGCTTTCGTAGTTCACGACTTTCAGCCCACCTGCAAGCTGCTGCACCGCAGACTTGATCGCCTGATTGTAGCTGATTGACCCGCTTTGAATCTGCATAACAGCAGAATCCAGCGCCCACTGATACGCACGAGCGGGCGGAAGCATCGTCCGCCCATTGTTTACCAGAAAGCCCATAGACTGCGTGATATTTCGCAACGTTTGCCGAGTTTGTTCGTAAACCGCCCACGTGTCTTCTACGCTCACCAGCGTTTCAGGCTGTGTCAGCCCTGCCATGTCAATAACCGCTGTGTAATACTTCTGGTTTCTGGCAATAACATCATCAAAAAGCTCCTTGAGCTTCTTTTCACTGATTACAGAAGTCTTGCGGATTGCTTTTTCAATCTCCTTCGTGTCGATACCATGCGAACGAAGAGACCGGATTGCCTGAACAGTCACTTCGTTCAGCTGGTCTTTCAGCGCAAGCCTACTGCATATTTCATCGAGAAGCGTATCTTCCAATCCTCGGAACAGTTCTGCCAGATCCTCTGGGAGCGCATCAAGGAGTTCTGGGGTAAATGGATACCGGCTCATCTTTCACAACCCCAAAAGTCCCAGTGTTTTCTCCAAATCCCATTACTCGACCTCCTTTTCTTCCTCGGTTACCATGTCCTGCGCCTTCGGCAGCGCCGCCTTTGCGGTCGCCTCGTCCTCATTCATCCACTTCATGCGGAACTCCCAGTCGTTCATGATGCCTGCGCTGAGAAGCTGCATATCGCGGGAGAAGTCTGTAGCTTTGTCTTCGATGATGGAATCGTCAAAGTCAATGCTGATCTCCACGTCTTCATTCAGACCGGCGTTCATAGCTGTGTTTCCCAACCGAAGCAGAATCCGGCACAGCTCAACTAGCGCTTGTTCCAGCACAATTTCATGTTTCTTAATGGTGCGGAACATGGTGGAGTTTTCGCTGATAACTTGCGTTGCTGTCGCGACGCTGCCGCCGTCGAAACGGTAATAGGTCTCGCCGAAGCCGCACTTACTGGACAGTACGTTCAGTTGGTCTTGAAGTCCTACATTCAGCTGCTCGGTTCTCAGCGTCGGAGAAATCGTCTCTACCACGTTCCCTTGCTGCGTGTCCTCCGGAAGCAGATAGAAACGCCGGTCGTTGTCATCAAGCGTCGGTTCGTCATCTTCCCACCTTGTGGCGGGCATTTTGACCATCATCATCATGGGGCCGTTCTCGAACTCATTGACGTAACAGTCGTAGGCACAGTCAACGCCGCGCAGAACGTCGATTGCATTTGCATACACAGGGATACCAACCGGAAGCAGGTAATCAAGATTGTTTGCGATGTTCGGTCTGTCGATGACGAACTGTCTCTTGTCGCTTCCCGTATGTACCACAGGGGGGATTCGCTCAAAGCCCGGAACATCCGTCAAAAGCGCATCGGCAAGCGTTTCGTTTTCGTATCGGTAAATGCTGTTCTCGATGACGTAAAGTCCGTTTTCGTCTTTCCGGTGAATCTGCAAATACAGATAGTTTTTTCCAGCCCGTGTGACCACGCTGTCAAAAGCACACTCTGAAATAAAGCCATTCTGCCAAGCCAGCGGAAAAATGTGCTCAATGGTCACATAGTCAAGAGCGATACCGGAAACATCGCCCGGAACGGTCTCTCCGCTCTCGTTGACCGCTTGGCCGACCACACGAGGGATATACGCTACAGTTCCGAGTGCAGATTTCATTTCCTGCATTTCGTTCGCCTTGACCGTGAAGTTGTTCTCCGTCAGGACGCTATCAACGAACGCCTGTTCTTTCTGCCCCTCAAGTGTGATCTGGACTTTCTCGTTCATCAAGAGGTTAGCCCAGTCCTCGCAAACCTTTTTCGCCATACCTAGACTCGCGCGATTGCACTTCGTCCACTTATGGCCGTTATATCGCCGGTACTGATGGAACCCCTTGACTTTGCCGACGTACCACGACTTCCAAAGGGACACGTATGTATAGAATTCCTCTGGGATTGTCGTATACCCGAGTTCCTTTAATTTATCGATAACCGTCATGCAATAACTCCCATTCTACGGCTCACAGGCTCTAAGGCGTACCTTGTCGCATCAATCAAATGATTGTTTGCGTCCGGGTATCCGCTGATTATATCGCCGTCTTTGTTTCTCTCATATTCGTAGCCCACGAACTCATCGTAGGCATGTGGCGTCCGTTTTCTATCAATTACAATCGTTCTTCTCTGCAAGAACTTCATGCCGTATTCGACCGAGCCGGGTCCCTTGACCGCCTCATACGCAGGCAATCCCATTGCCCGTAAGTCAGCCACGCTCTTTGGCTCCGCGCTGTCACAGATGACGCGCACATTGCCATATCCGCGCTGTTTGATTATCGTCGCGCTCTGCTCGTTCGAAAGCTTATTCTGGTATATCTCGTCAAGCAGGTAAATTGTTTCCCTCGCCTTGTCGTAATGCAGCCGGATAAATGCAAAGGGGTCTGGGAACCATCCGAAATCCACGCCCTGATAGATTTTATCGAATCTGGAAACTTCTTCGTCCGTGATCTCCCGAAGTTCGAGCCTGTCAAACACATTGCCGCCGGTGCCGACCGGGATACCGAGGTATTCATGCTGATACGCCCGCTCGTCAGTGGCTTTCAGGTGTTCAGCCTCGTCAATAAACTGCTGCCCCAGCCATTCAGGCGGTGCTTGCAGATATGTTGACTTGTGGCACAGCCTGTCCGCGCGTTCTTCCAAGCTGTCTTTGTTTGCCCAGTTGTCCCGGCTGATCGGCGGGTTATAGCTCTCAAAGTTCCAGAATTTAGAGCCGCCACGCATTGTTGACTGCAAAATCGTTCGTATTTCGGCGCGACCGGCGAACTGGTCTTTCTCTTCAAAGTGCGTCACGGCAATGTAGCCAAACGGAACCTTGATGGACTTTATCTTCATGGGATCGTCAGCGCCCCGGAACATGATTTTCTGCCCGGTAGGCTTGTAGATCAGCTCCATCGGGGAAACCTTTGCTTCCCAATATGCCGCCATGCCAAGCTCTCCGATTGCCCATATGTACTGCGCATAAACGCTATCGCGTATGGTATTCGCAACCTTTCGCAGCACAAGCGCGTGTGTGTTTGGGTTGTTTATCAGCAGCAGGGGAACGAGTACAGACACAGTGGAGGACTTCAACGACCCACGCCCGCCACTAAAATCGTAGTGCGTGTGACCGTGCTGAAACACGTCACGCGCCACACCGTAGAACGCAGAGCCTATTTTTTCAGACAGGCGGATGTCAGACATCAATTATCACCTTGACGCACTCTGTGTTGATGTTTTGCTCCACAACGTCTTTCTGATCGAGGTACTGTTTCCCAAGCCAGATAGCCATAGACGCATTCTTTTCAGCGAGCCTCCATTGCATTCTTCGCAGAGATATTTTCCCTTTACCCCTCTTTTTTGCGAATACTTCGGAGAAATGCTCCCCATAAGTTCTCTTGCACCATCCGTCTAAGGTTTTATCGCTTACATCAAGCGCGTCGCAGATTTCCAGAAGGGTACATTGAAGCCCGCACAGCGCCTCGAACTGCTTCTGGTCTATTTCCTTTTTGGGTCGTGCCATACGAGCCCTCCTTTCTTCGCTGGCGTTTGATAAACTTTTCCATGTCCCGCTTCAAATACGGGCTGGTTGTTTTGTCAATAATTCCCTGTGCCTCTTCAACCGTCACTCAGAAGCACCGCCTTTTCTCCTGTGAACTTCTCCCAACGATCAATGATTACATCTGCATACTTTGGGTCAAACTCCATGCAGTACGCGTGTCTTCCGTTCTGCTCCGCTGCCATAATCGTTGTGCCAGACCCCGCGAACAGGTCAAGCACATTCTCACCCGGCTTGCTGGAACATTGCATCTGGTAATCAAACAGCTTAATCGGCTTCATGGTCGGATGCTCCGCAGATTTGACAGGCTTATCAAAATTGAGAACAGTGGTCTGCCTGCGGTTTTTGAAGAAGTAATGCTTGTGGCCTTCCGTCCATCCGTACAAGCACGGCTCGTGCTCGTCCTCTTCAATCTCGCTCTCGCCATACAGGCAAGGTTCATGTTTCCACTGGAAGTCCTGTCTCCCCATCACGAGGGAGTTCTTCACCCAGATCAGGCACTGTCTGACGCGCAGCATCGCGTCTTTACACGCACCGCGAAAGTTATACCCTTCACTGTCTGCGTGCCAGATGTAGAACGGTGCACCAGGTTTCATAACCATCGCCGCATTGGAGAAAGCATCCGTTAAAAAGCGCCTGAATGCTGTATCTTCCATGTTGTCGTTTTTGATTTTACCGGCGGCTCCCTGATAGTCCACATTGTACGGCGGGTCCGTGAGAAGCAAGTCCATCTGCACCCCCCCTGTGAGCTTTTGTACGTCACTCAGAGACGTACTGTCGCCACACATTAACCGATGCTCGCCTAGCTGGTACACATCGCCGAGTCTACTCTTCGGCTGCGCAGGAAGAACTGGATCATAGTCATCCTCCACAACAGAATCGTTCAGCTCGTCGCGGAGTCCCCAATCAAAGTCAAAAGCCGACAGGTCAAGCCCCGGCAGTTCGACCGACAGCAGGTCAAAGTCCCAGTCGCTCTCGTTGCTTTTGTTATCTACCAGCCGCAGGGCGTTCACTTGCTCCGGTGTCAGATCATCTACGCAGACGCACGGCACTTCTTCCATGCCCAGCTTCTTTGCCGCCAGAGCGCGGCAATGACCGATTACAATCACACCGTCCCGATCAACTACAATCGGCTGAACAAAGCCGTACTGCTTGATGCTTTCTGCAACGTTGTTGATCTGCCGTTTATCGTGTTTCTTTGCATTCTTCCCATAAGGCGTAATGCTATCTAATTTCAAGCTCTTTACTTCCATTTCATCCCTCCTTATTCACCCTTCCAATCTTCCTTTTCACGCTCCACCGGATTGCGGTTCCCGGTGGAGCTAAGAAAAAGGAGGTTCCGCAGTCCGCTGCGTAGCCGTAAGAAGGATGAAAGCGCAGAGGATACACCTCTACGCTTCCATTTTACCGTATTTTTAGGGCTATTTTGAAAATATACTTTCAAAAACTATTACTTTTCGTTCCCAGCAAGATAATCAAGCGATACGTCGAATATTTCAGAAAAGCATAGTAACACAGACAATGTGGGTTCCGCTTCTCCGCGCTCGTACATTCCTACCATCGGTCTTGACAAACCGCATCGCTCGCTTAGAACGTATCGTTTTATTCTTTTTCGTTCCCTCAGTTTTCTCAGCCTTTCTGGGAACACGCTTGCCTTGTCCTCCGTTTGCATCAGCCTCCTATCTCCCCGAACTCCCGAACCCATTTTCCCCTCGTTCCGTCTTCTCGAGCGAGGGGACCACTTCCAGCTCCGGCAGGATGCAGGGCAGTATAACAAGCTGCGAGATCTTATCGCCCCTACAGACCTTGTAGGGCTTGCTTCCGTGGTTGTATAGCTTGACAATGATGCTTCCGGTGTAGCCGACGTCGATGACCCCTTCGCTGGTGATTCCGTGTTTGACATTCAGACCGCTTTTGCTCTTGAGAAATCCCACGGTGTTTTTGGGCAGCTGGACATGCACGCCTGTATCAAACAATTCGCTTTCTCCGGGATAGATGTAAACGTCGTCGCTCGCCGAATACAGGTCTAACCCCGCATCGTATTCATGCGCCCTTGTGGGCATGAACGCCAACAAATCTAAAACAATTTTCATTTTTCCCACCAATCCTTGATTGTATCGTTCCGTTCGAAAAACGGCTGAAAGAACGGACCGCAGAGCTTCTTAAGACTCGAGTCAAGCCGGTGAATTGCATCGTCGGATTCCTTCTTGCCCAGCCATGCCACGCCGTATTCTGCGTCAAGCTGCTCCATTTTGTCCAGAAGTTCCTTTGCCTTCGCCGGGCTTTTGAGCATGCCCAGTTCATGCGCCGCCACAAAGAAAAGATCTACCACCTTCTGCTTTCCTGCCTCCATACCGGCGGCAAAATAAGCCTTGTTGCTTCTGCGAATACGCTTTGCCAGATCATTCGTTGTGCTCATAGCTGTATCCCCCTTATGTACTTATCAAAATACGTCACTGCCACCGCCATCGCCGCCCACATATCCGCTGCGAACCCGTAAAAGAAACCGGGGTTCTTCTTTGTTCCTTTCCCATAATTCGGCTCTCCGGGCGCGTAGCGGTCGACGAGGGCTTGTCTGATGTTCGCATCCTTCGCCGACGCTCTGCCACATAAGTAGAGCTTTTCTTCCCGGCGGAAGATCTTCTGTATCTGGTACCCCTTCCGGTAAAGCTCGGCATATTCCCAGAACCGCCCAATCCAGAAGCAGGTGTCAAACACCTCTTGCCCGACTGGCATTCCCATACCGGCAACCATTTCGATTGCCAAGTGCTGATACTCCCGGCAGAGAACGGGGAATATCTCCCCGTTCGGAACTTTCCCAACGTCCAGCACCTTCCGGATTTCCTTCCCGTCGTGCTCCGCCAGCACATAGCCGGATTGAATGTTGCCGGGGTCAATCGCAAGAATTGTTCCCACCTTGCAGCCTCCTTCCGGTCTCGCACGGCTTCATCTCGTCGCAATCACCGTATTTCGCGCAATGTGCTGCAAACAGCCCCTTGAACTCCGGCAATTTGTCGATTACAAGGCAGCACATCATTTTCACAGCCTCGCGCGTCTCCTTTGCCGCCAGCCTGCAAAGCCGCTTTTCTGCAATGGTCATCAGCTCTTCGGCATTCATGTACCAGATCATGTCTACCGGCGCGTCCTGCCGCGCTGCGTTCCGATCGTATTCGTCCTGCCGGTCGTTGCGCTGGCTGCGGATAAACGGCTGTGCGTGGACGTGGCGGGCTAAATGAGTGCTTACCCAGTACGGCACGCCCTCAAGATAAAACGCAAACTGTAACGTCCGAATGGGGCTATGCCGCGCCCGGAGAATGGCGTGTTTCCACTCCATGTCCGGTGCTGTTTTCATCTCTTTGCCGATGGTAACCAAAGCGCACTGTTTTGCAAGCGCCCAGTCCTCATCGGTTGGATATTTCAAAAGTGTAATGTTCATTCTTCCCTCCGGTCTCCGTAGCTGCAATACCCGTCAGGCTCCGGGTCTGAAAGCCCTCTCCGATCTGCGCAGTACGGGTCATTTTCTTCGTTCCGACGGAAATTCTTGCAATATTGGCAACGCACGACCGGTTCAGCGTCTACCGAGGGTGCATATGCAATCAGCTCCTGAATTTTCTGTCGCGCTTGGCTCAACATTACGCGCGTGATAACATTCTCGGTTTTGCTCCGATCTTCCATGTACTTTTCTTCTGCTGCGTCGTATAGCCGGTTCGCATCAATCAGCCACATTATTGCTACCTCCTGTATTTGTCTGATACTCGCCGTGGCTGCAAAAATCATCAGGTCTGCAATACGGCAGCATATATTTTTTTCAATCGTAGCATCCGCCAGAAAGGGGTGCCCCAAGGTGTCTACAGTATTTGCAACGCACTACCTCCGCAACGTCGGCGGCGGGCAGTCTCTTGATAACGTCCATCGCTGCGTAAGCATAGTTGTTGCATAGAACTTTCAACGCATCCTCGCGCCGGATAAAATCAGCCATAAAGCATACCTCCTGCAATAACTTCGTCCATCCCATCCGGCAAGGCGTGGAATGGGTCGATTGTTCGTATAATTTTCAGCCGCAAGAGCCTTTCTGCCTGCCGTTTGGTCAGCCGCTGCTCCCGCTTCTTCGGCGGCAGCTCGCCTTTTGCCGCCGCAATGGCGGTCGGGTTGTGCTTATGTTGACCCATCGCTTACCATCCTTTCCAGCATCGACCTTGTTTCACACATCGCCGTGATATACCCTTTGCAAAAGCTCATCAGCATTAGGTTGTTGGTGCTTTCGTGCCGCCTGTATCTTCTTTCTGCATCTTCTATATGGTCTTTTGCCATCTTTAGATGCACTTCCAGCGCGACGTTTTTTGCTGCAAGAATTTTGTTTCCCAGTTTGCGCTGTCCGATGCTCGGCGCGCCTTTTATTACGTTTTCCACGACATCCAGCACACGCGCAATCGTCTCTGCATCGAGAACATTCGTGTTCCAGCGCCTGATGTTCTTGTAATCTGCTATCGTTTCAAGCAGCCACGCGCTGCTGATATACTTTTCAGCCGCCATGCCGCACCTCCACACCTGCCATTTCAAGCAACCCGTAAATATCCGCTTCATCGCTGTTCGCGAGGAAATTGTCATTTTCGTCGTAGTAGTTGTAAGCCGTGTATGCGAGGAAATTGTCATTTTTGTCGTAGCGGTTGTAAGCCGTGTATGCGCGGGCTTGGATTCCGACGTATTTCTTGAGCAACTTATTCGCCCCCTCGATTCCAAACGTGCAGGCATCTTTCAGCTCTTCCATCTGCGATTTTGAGATAAACTTAGCCATCATTTACCCTCCGGTTCCACGCAGCTGCGATTTCCATCCTTGTCACAACGGGATTTGTGGCGATAAACGCCCCTCCGCACTGTTTACACTTTATCGTACAGGTTGTGCCAAAAAACGCTGCCTCTCCGCCGCAAAACGGGCACGGTTTCAATTCATCCATCCTTCTTGCCCTCCTCTACACGCGACTTAAGCCATTCTTTGATTTGCATCGCGCAGGAGCAGCAAAGCTCAATATCAGGTGATTCCTCATGGAACGCGCTTCGTATGTTTACATACGTCGCAGAGCTTGTGGGGTTTATCTCCGCCCCGCATCGGTCACATACTCGTTTCGTTGCCATCCTTCTTGCCCTCCATTTCCTGCAAAGCTTTCTCGGCTTCTTCGCGGCTCAAAAATACGGTCTTACCGATGTCCTCTGCGCAGATTTCCATGCCGTAACCAGCGTACTTAATCGTGCCATCCTCGTAGACGTGCAGACCTTCAAAGCGAGACTGTGCCAGAATTCCGCTTACCTTCTCCCAGTAAATCGCATCCGGTGCGCACGGCAGAATCAGGACGAGCCCCTCAACATCCGCTTTCATCAGCTCCACCATTCGTGAGATGGAGTAATCATAGCCGGAAAGCGTTTCCTCGATTTCCCGAGCCTCTGCGCACGCCTGTGGGGATAATCTAGAATCTTCATATGCTTTGAGCCTTTCCCATACCTGCTTCTGCGTGCAGTTTCCGTCATACGGGCACGGCAACTCGCGGCACTGCGCGATGTCGCAGAAATTGCCCTCAAACGTTAACCGTTCCAAAATTCCATCTCCTTCCCGACGTATTCACAATATGCTTTCTCAAGGCGCGCGCCTGCGCTGTCCTTCGCGTCCGGCAGGAAAACAACCGCGTCCGCCACGTCGATCATCGCCATACAAATGCGCATATAGTCCGCAGCCTCCATCCCCTCCGGCAGCTCCGCCGGATTCAGCACGATGTTCCCACACATCCGCAACCCCACTGCCGCCCTTTGAAATTTCGCCTGACACCCCTGATCGCCCGTGATTTTACCGGCGATGTAAATCTTCATGCTTTTCCATCCTTTCCCGGCAGCGGCACCATATGGCATTTATCTGCCGCAAATTCTGCGACATAGAGCAGCGCAGTGCAGGCAAGCAGGATGTCGGCCATGAGCTCTTGCGCATCTTGCTCTCCAAGCCCATCGAAATTTTTCTTCCGCAGGTACTCTGCGTACATAGCGCCAAGCTTTTGGATATTCTCCGCGGCTTCCTGGTACCGTTCTTTCGGCACCGTATACCCAAATCCTACCTTTTTGATTTTGCTCATGCCTTTTCTCCTTCCTCCCGCTCAAAGCGGATTTTCATTTGTGCGGGGCAAAGGTCGACCTCTGGGCGGCGCTTGCCTGTCCAGCGAAGCCCGCCAGCCTGTCCGACGCACTTCCATCCAGCCGCCTTTAAGCTTGTCCCCGGCTCCGTATCCAGAATGTAAGTAATCAGTTTGTGGTAGCCCATCGCCCGGGCGGCGCGCCATGCAGCGGCATACAGAATAGAGCAGGCATTTCGAGTTCCGTCTGTACAACAGCGGTTTACCTCAAGCGTCCATCCATCATCCAGATACCGCGCAACCGGTCTGCCGACGATTGCAACACCTACGATTTTCTCTCCGTCTGTGCAGCCGATGGAAAATTTATGTCCAACGACCGGCTTATGATGGCGGTGATGCTCTGCCACAAACGCGTTTGCCTCTGCCAGCGATACCGGGCAAATATCAAGCATCTGCCTTGCCTCCTCCCTCTGGCGCTTCCGGCGCTCCTCGTAATATATCTGCAAACTTCGGCGCGCTCGGCAGCGGCATCCAGTGGGTAATCAAACCCTGCGGAACCTCCCAGTTGCAACACTCCCAACCGATCCCCGGAATATACCGAGCCGCATCCACGATGCTTCCGCCTGCGTCCTTAAAAGCGATAAGGTATCGCTTAAGATGATCTGCCGGCAGCCTGTCATCTACGCTGACCCACTGCGGCACTTTCTCCCGCAGCGCCGCATTCTCGGCGGTCAGGCGCTCGATCATGGTGATAGCTTCATCCGCCAGCCGCTCCGTGCAACGCACATACTTCATTTGTGGGCAAAGCCCGCAACCCTTCTCTATATGCGTCGCGCAGATACGCAGTACCTGTATAATTTCCTTGTCTGTCATAGATCCTCCATTCCTTCAAAAACCATTTGTCCCGGCAAAACGCCGTCCTCCATCCACCAGTGCATAACGTCATCACCTGTTTGCCAGTCGCAAGGCAAGCCTCGCTTTTGCCGTTCCGCAAGCATCCTGTCAAAAGCGCGGATATACGCAGCCTTGATCTTCGGATAGCGCGAGAACTCCGTGTTTCTGTGTTTCCCTGCCATTGGGCACCCGATGCACCCTACGCGCTTCCATCCGCATTCATACAGCGGATTCATGCAGATTTCTTCCTCTTTCGCATACCCCCAAACATCAGCGTCTTTCCAATCGATAATCGGGTTCACTATCCTTTTCCCTTTAAGCTGGCACGTTTCCATCATCATTCTGCTCTCGTCGTTGTCGTTCATCAGTGTTAGGCGTTTTGATATATCCCAATGCAAAACTTCCAGCGCACCGCGGTTCTTCCGTTTCACTGATTCTGCCCAGCGTACACCGGTTGCAATAAATCTGCTTCCTGCGCCGCCCTCTTTAAGCTCCGAGCAACAGTACCTCATCCGACGTGTCGGCGGCATCAGCTTACGCGGGATCAAATTCCACATCGTCACGTTCCCGCCGTCCGGCGTCCGGTGCGTATCGATGTCGCATTTTACGCCAGCCAGCTCCAAGCGGCGGAAGGTATCCCGGACGTGCCAGACGGTCTCCGGCGCGTCCGCCGTGGTCAGCGAGTGCAAAACCTCATACTGGATACCGGCTTTGCCCGCCAGATGCAAAAGCACGTCCGAGTCCTTGCCGCCCGAGTAGGTAATCACAAGCGGCTGCTTGTATACCCGCAGGGACATTTCAGCCGCAAACCGTAGCCGCTCTATCGCGGTCTGTTCTAAATCGCTCACATTTTACCTCTCATCTTCCGCCTTCCTCTTGCCGATCTTCGGCAGTTTCTCGCCCCTCCATCGGTCATCTGGCTTATGTCGATGATCTCGGCGCGCCTGCCGTAGCTTTTCAGCCGTTCTCCCTTCACGGCGTTCCAAGCCTCGCAGGACGCGCTGCAACCGGCTTTCCGGTTGGGGCAGTCCTGCGTACACGGTCCGAAATTATTCATGTCTTCCTCCTGGCCTGCACCGTCACTTCCGCCTCCCAGCATTCCGGTTCCCGGACGGTTATAATCTTCCGCCGCCCGTCCTCCGGGTCCTTGACGCTGACGAGGTAAAACGTCTTGTTCTGCATCTTCTGCGGATACTTCCGCGCCCTTAAAGGCTTTCCCAGCTCCGGCATGAGCCGGGGGAATATGGGAATCGGCTTTGGTATGACAATCCAGACCTCGATTCCCTGCTTCATCATGCTTCATCCCCCAACATCCGCTGAATCGCCGCTTTCTGTAAGTCGCTCAGATCGCCGTCGTGATGCTGCACGTTGTATCCCGGCTTCTTCCCAGGCTGTGACGGCGCGCCCTTCTCACGTTCTTTCGATTCCCACGTCAAAAACTTCTGCTTCCAGCTCCGTACGGGGTCACCCTTCCCGTCGACCCAATTTCCGGCAGAATAATAGTCGAAAAATTTCTGTGCCAGATTCGAGGCTCCACGCTCCTTCGCGTATGCGGAAACCTCTTCCAACGTAGGTGGTATAAATTTCTTATGTTTCTTCTCAGAAATAGAACTACTCTCTTTTCTATTTCCATTTCCATTTCCATTTCCTAAAGGTAATACCGTGGTATTACCGCTAGCACTACCATCCGCTATACCAGAGTTATCATTTTCTTTGTTCCAACGCTTGCTGATGTTCTCCCTTTGACGCTGGCAATGCTTGTCCCGTTTTTCGATTTCAAGCTCCATCCGGCGGTTGAAGTACTTGCCGTTCTCATCCTTCTGAAACTTGCTCATAACCTCGTCTGACGGCTTTTTGACAGCCCGTATGATTTCCTGCATCGTCATATGCCCGCGCTCTCTTTGGAGGCACAGGAGCGTGATATACTGCCCACGCTCCCGCATATTCATCAAGGCACAGCCGGATAGGAAATCCGACGTGTAGAACAAGACGGCAGGATCTTTGTTGTTTGCCATCCCGCCACCGCCTTAGAACGGCGGTTCTTCGCCGTCATCATCCATCATCGTAAACCCGCCTGGGTTTTCCGGGTTCTGCGGTTCGGTGTTTCGCTTGCCCTCGCCGAAGTAAACGCGGTTCGCCACGATCTCAGCAGACCGGCGCTTGTTTCCGTCCTTGTCCTTCCAGTCGCGCAGCTGCAATCTACCGTCTACGACCGCCATGCTGCCCTTGAAGAAGTATCCGCTGACAAAATCCGCTGTTCCCTTCCAAGCGACGCAGTCAATGAAATCTGTCTCTTTCTCTCCGCCCTCCGGCGTGAAGTCGCGGTCAACCGCCAGCGTGAAGGATGCAGCGGACGTTCCGCCCTGCGTCTTTCTCAGTTCCGGGTCGCGCGTGAGCCGACCCATGATCACAATGTGGTTCAGCATGCTTCCTCCTTCTCCCCGAAGATGGTTTTCAGGATAAACTCAATCTCATACGATTTCAGTTCCTTGTACGCTCTCTCAAGCATCGAAAGCTGCATACTTTTTTCCACCATTTCCTTGTACTGAACTGCATCCAGATAAACAAACGATTTGTGTTCTTCCATGCTTACATCCCTTTCTTATAAACCAGTTTCGTTTCATCCCAATCGGGATATTTCATTTTTAAGTAGTGTCTGATATACGCCTGCATATGTTTTCTCTTTGCCGTCTGGTCAAAGTCGTTGTGGCACTTATCGCAAAGCGTCACAATGTTCTGCTCGATTCCAAGCCCGCCCTGCGAGCGTGGAATGAAATGACACCACGGATTGCCGGAGCGGAGGCAGACGATGCAGCGCCCGCCGTCGCGCTCCCAGACGGCTTTCTTAACCTTCTCAGGTATCTTTGTCGCCTTTGTTTCCTTTCTCATCCTGCCTCCATTCCAGCGCCATACGCTCGAGTTCTTCCGGCGGGAGCGTCTCAATGCCCTGCTGTTTGCAGTCCTCAACGACCAGATCAATGAGCCGCGCCATTTGCTTTGTGTCGTAGGTGCTCGAGCCGTAGTAGCAAATGACGTTCGTGCAGCCCGGAATTTTTGATGCCATAATCTCCGTACACCATCCGAGACCGCGCGCTTCCCACCGTTCCCGGAACCGCTTGACCGCTGCGTCCGGAGCGCATATCGTATCGGAGTTGTCACCGACATCCGGGATATAGTGCCGATAGATTTCCTCCGGCGGCGTACCCACTTTGACCGAAAGCTTATTGCAAAGCAACCAAAGATATCGGTTTGCATCCCGACTCCGCATCTTCCGGAACTCTTTAATTGCCACTGTGTACCTCTTTCGTGGATCAAGTTCCCCGGCAACCATACGGGCTTGTCCGGGCAGCTCCGGTCGGAGCTTCAGCCAGCTCCCCGAAGCATCCATGCTCCACGAAGCTTCAACGATGTTCAGTTCTATCATGCCTTACTCGCACAATTCCAGCAAAGGCATCTGCCAAAGCGCTTTCTCGTTTTCTCGGCTACCTGTAAAGCGGTAAACTGTGTGCCACCTTCTACGATCTGCGTGATCTCGCCTTTACAGTCCGCGCAGACAAGGCGAGGGGTGCTCGGTGTCTCAACCTTCCCACCGTGCCCGAAGGTGTAGACCGGCTTTCCCTTCGATGCAAGCGTCAGCGTTTTGATTCGCTCCTGCTCGTCGTAGGTGATCTCCGTCACGTCAAACTGGTCAGAGCACTGCCAGCGCCCTGTCTTGTCGTTCTTTTTAAGTCTCTGGCACTTCGCCGCGTCAATCCAGATAAACGGTGCAGAGTAAAGTTCTCTGCCAATGCCGTGCTTGAAACCGGCGCGTTTGAATGCATCTGATGCTCTGCCCTTCTCGGCTTCTGTGTTGCTTTCTGTTCCTGCGTCCCACTTCCAGATCAGTTTCCCGTCCTTTCCGTAGTCCACGCCGATACCGCCGTACAGAACGCCGTCGACCAGCTTAAAATCATTCTCCCAGTTCTGCGCGCCTACCGTCTCGTCCAGCAGGTCCGCGTCGGTCCGTGCTGTTTTGTACAGCAGAATCGACGCGCCCTTTTCGTTGCACTGTGCCACGCGGCACTCAATTTCATCCGGCCTTAAAAGGCGAAACTGCTTCATGTTTCATCCTCCGTTTCTTCGATCAGTTCCAGCGGGCAGTCACTTCCAACATACCGGCCCGGCCAGAGCAGCGGCTCGTTTGTCAGTCCGCACCGGCTGCTGCTTTTGCGGTAAAATTGGCACGCATCGCAGCAAATGTATTCGTTCCCTTTCAGATCGACCGGAAACGCCACCCTGACGACCGCTGCCGTCTGAATATACCGGCTCACGCCGCTTTCAAAGTTTGCCATCTTCCCTCCTTAAATCTTGCAGACTTGCTTGTCCAAGCCGCACATTTCGGCAATGGAATTCGTGCCATACGTTTCCACCAGATGCTCGATCAACGCATTCTGTACGGTCCAGTTCTCGCCCGGAGACGCAGCAGCAATGTTTCCTTCGTCGGAGACGAAATACTCGTTTCCGTCATAAATCTCTGCACCGTTGATATCCGTGATAAACGGCGCTCGCTGTTTATCTTCCATCATTCCACCAACCTGTATCTGGCATAGCTCGTATCCTCGCCATACCGGTTCTTGCTCGTTTCCATGTCGCGCCGGATGTTGTACCCTTCGCGCTTCAGATCGTAGACACGCGCGCCCAGCCGCATGCAGCCGAGGTCCTGCATCGCCTCGAGCTGCGTAATGCTGCCGAAGTCGCGCATGTACTTTAAAACACGTTCAGCCTGCTTCATATCTACCTCCAAAGCCGCGTGAAGATCGAACTGAAAACAATCTCGCGATAGAATATCTTCGGCGGCGCCGGTAACGGCTCTGCGTGCGTCGCAGCAAGCACCTTCGCCGCTTCTGCCTCAAACTCCACAGAGAACCATCTCTGCCAGTCAAGGCAGCGGCACTTGCCTGTGTCATGTGTGCATTTCTTGCACGGGTAAATCATTTCACGCCTCCATCAGCACCGCGCCGCCGAAGAAGATCACCGCCGCGCCGCCGAGCGTGAACGCCGCCTTGAACAGCCCGAAGCCCAGCAGGGTCGCCGTGCCGCCCAGAAGGACGCAGCCAATCGAGAAGCAGAACGCCTCCGAAGCCTTCAAAAGCTCCGACTTCCTTTTTCGCTGCCGGATAATCTTGTCCCACCGCTCGCCGAGTTCGCGCTCTCTTGCGCGCCGGTGATTCGCCTCAAGGATATATTCAACGTCAGTCATCATGTACCTCCACAAATTCCCCGTTCTTAGTGGGTCCATCCTTCAAATGCCGCTCAATCCAAGCATTAAGGTCCTTCGGAAAAACCCAGTAGACAGGTGCTTTCTCGGTTTTTACCGCCTTACCAAACGGGAAAACGCCCTGTTGCAGCCCCAGCCTAAGGACCTCAACGCCGATCTGCATGCCGTTTTCTCGCAGAATCTCTACCGCTTCTTGCGGCGAAATCGTTGCTCGATTTAACATCCTATCTCTCCTTTTTCTAAGATTTAGAGAAATACTATCTATTCCACTTCCATTTCCTAGATGTGGTTCAGACTTCCTCCTTTTCTCTGCTGCGCCGCTCTACGACGGCATCAAATGCAGCATTCAGTCGCGCCTTTGCGTTCGGCGGCTTCCTTGCCCCGTTCAAGATCATGGACAAATAGCCTTTTGTAAGTCCAAGCTCTGCGGCAAGATCGTCGTATGAAACACGCGCATTGTGCATTTTTCCAATCAGTACGCCTGTCCATTTTTCTGGCATCCTTTATCCTCCTAACTGTTAAATTTGTTGACTGCAACGCCCCAGACGTGCTATACTGCCATTAGCCCTTTTAGGTAAATTCGGGAGGTGGTTTACATGACCAAACTTTTGAACTTGCCAGTTCCAGACCAAAGAAACGGCGTAATGCGTTAGGGCAAGGGGCAGCGCCAGAACTGCCAAAGTGAGCGGCGCGTCATAGAAGCGTAAGTTCGTTTTGCGTTCGCCAGTATCAGGCAGGCATACAAGCGAAACCGACCGCGTAAAAAGGGTGTATGCCATCGGCAGGCAAGTAAGCCATTCCCAAGTGTGCTGCCGGGGTCTAGCGATGCAGCGCGTTCTGGTAAACAACTCTGGGGAAAACCGCTCGTGAACGAACCACGGGCGGCTTTTCTTTACGCCGCAGTCAACTTTTTTGGTTTTCTGGGTTGCGAAAGTTAACACATTGTGTTATTATGAATTTGCGAGATACATAACAATTTTTTTGACACGAGCGTTTTCGCTGGGGTCTGGTTTTGTGTTACCTTATTGAACCCTATGTGTTTATTATATTCACTAAAATGGTGAAAGTCAACCAGTTTTCACTATTTTGGTGAATATCAGCATATTCACCAATTTTGCTGGGGGCTTATTGTGCTACTTGATTTAGATTTACTTCTGGCAAAACCGAAAGGTGCAGAAAATCCATTCTTATACTACCCGGAGTCTTATTCGCAAGATAAGAGTCAAAGCATTATTACAGCTGATAATAAATACGACCTCAAACGTTTTTCATCGCATGAATCGAGCGTCATACAGCAGGTCATATTTACTGCTTTTTCGAAGTACTCTGCACGCTTTCACTCATTAGGTCTTGCAAATGAAAGCTGCGTGATCGTCTATAAGCCCCGCTATGTATTGTTTGAGATTGCAACAATTATGTACGAAAATTCTTCAAAACCGGAAGATATACTAGCAGCGGCTTATGCCTACTCTCAAAAGGGGGCATCATTCCGAAAGCACGCCATATCCCTTTATGAAAAAAGCGTCGACTCTGTAAGCTTTCGAACATTGGATAAATTTGCGTCCTTGTATTCAGCGATAGTCTACTCAGACATCGCATCGCTGTATGAAAAAGAACATAACTACGAATCGTCTATCTACTGGATGAAAAAGGTTATAAAGCGTGGGGGGCTAAACAATCGATACTACTTAGAAAAGATTTCTTGCCTAGAAAATAAATCCCCACCCGCTACTCGGAAAGCCAAGCCAATTAGCAATAGTCAAGCCGAGTTTGAGAAGAACGTCCGGGCTGCCGCTTTGCATTTTATGGAAAAGTTTGATTTGCGCGTTCAGACAGACTAATATCTAGTGTGAGGTCTATATGGATTTGTATATCGAGAGAATAAAACCGTTGTTCGAGTCATCTGGCATGACTGACAAAGACATTGAGGAAGCGTTAAATTTGCCTCGCGGCGTAATATATAAATGGGGAATCGGGAAAAATAAAAGCTATAAACGATTCATCCCCGAAATCGCCAAATACTTCAATGTGTCCGCAGACTATTTGATGGGATTAGATTCCCCGTCTGCGGGCATAAAAAAAGACCCCATCCCGAAGGATAGGGCGGTGAGCCAGGAAAAGCAGCTGCCGCTTGATATGATCGACGGGCTTTCTGACGAGCAGAAAGAACTTCTTGCACTATCTAAAAAAATGAGCGACGATGAACTCAAAAGGTTCATCGCCGCCATGAAAGCTATGTTGGGGGAATCGATGTGAGGGATTTTATCGCCAAGTTTGTCGAAAATTACGTTTCCGTACCAGACCTTGTAACCGGTCTGCTTGTTACGGCAATCGGGGGAATCGCCACTTTGATACTTCGCGCAATCTGGAAGTGGATTAAAAGTTTGCAGCAAGACAAAAGGAAGCTTCGATCAGTCTTGCAATACGTGACATTGTTCATAGCTTTTACGTACTCTGGTGGAATAGGAATATACATCGGCATAAATCGTAACAGAACGTTTTGCGTGATTTACGGCGTTGTACTAATCGTATACTTCGCAGTGCGTCTGTCAATTCTTGTGAAGTCGCTTATTGATGAACCTATAGATTCCCGTCAAGATGATCTTCCAGCCGTGGTAGATTCCAATTGTGACAGCGGTTCTAATAAATGAATCTACCCATCCGTTTTCAACTAAATAATCGAGCATCTTTTTCTCCTTTCAGTCGTTTTGCATACTTATCATATAGCATTATATCACAGTTTGGTGTCAAATACTACTTTTTTGCATGGGACACCATCCGGTGTATGATGTAAGTCCAGAACGAGCCTTCTGAGCGCCTTGATCTGCGCGCCGCTTAACCTCGAAATCAGTACCAGCGCCTCGGCTTCTAATTTCTTTCTCTCAGTCGTTCGTTCCTTCATGTCCTGGTTCCTCCCTTTCATCCATAATTTTCTCCATTTCCGTCAAATTTTAGGTTTCTTTTTCGTGCAGATTTAGCGTTGAGACTGTCAAACTCTGGTGGTAAAATCGTAGTATCAGATCAAATTTTGGCTATGAGGTAGTTTGTAATGAAAAGAATACTTGTGCTTTTTCTAGCGCTGCTTCTTATGACCGGCTGCACAGCAAAACCCACGAAGGACGAGTCAGAAAAAGCGGCGGTTCAAGAAACGATTGCTGTTTCAGGCTCAAAGGATGCGGCTTCGCCCGAAGCGCCGGAGCCCGAAGAGCCGATTGTTCAGGAACAGCCCGAGGTTCCCATTGCGCCCTCGTTCGATGAGCCAGTTACAGAAACAACGTCACAGAAATCATCCGGTGTATACGTTGGAAGTGTTGACTCGGATAAATACCATAATCCTAGTTGCCGCTTTGCAAAAGAAATCCTCCCAGAGAACGAAATCTGGTTCGATAGCATAGAAGATGCGCAGAATTCTGGGTATTCACCTTGTGGAGGCTGCCACCCTAAATAATATTATAGCGCAATGTTTACACCCAAAAATAGAAAAGAGGAAAATAAGATGGACACTGTAGAAAGACCCGTTCCAACCGAAAATCAAAAGTTTTGCAAATTTTGTGGTGCGATCATCGACAAGGACTGCGTGATTTGCCCGAAATGTGGAAAGCAAGTTGAAGAATTAAAGTCCGCGCAACCGAACGTCGTAATCAATAACACGAACACAAATGCGAATGTGAATACTATCCGCGGGTATGGTCGTCCGAAGAACAAATGGGTTTCATTCTTCCTTTGCCTTTTCTTCGGCATGATCGGTGCGCATAAATTCTATGAGGGCAAAGTTGGAACAGGAATCCTGTATCTCTTTACACTTGGGTTGTGCGGGATTGGATGGGTCGTTGACACTATCGCAATCTTGCTGAAGCCGAATCCTTATTACGTCTAACTCATAAACTTAGAGTTCTGCCACTGCTCCCGCTTTTCGCCGCCTACATCCGAGACGCAGGCAAAGAGCATGGGCGCTCCTTTGATGTAGTCCAGGCTCAGACTGTGGACGTCTTTGAAAAGCGCCCCGTCTACGATGACGTTGATCTTCCCGTTTTCCATTCTGATATTGATGCTCTGCATTCGCTGTACCTCCATATTTTAGAACGTTCGTTCAAGAATTTCAATTTGGAATCTTCCACAAAGAACACCTGGCATTTTCTTCGTCCGGTAACCCTCGTAAGCGGCAATTATGGGACAGACTATTTTGTATAATGGAATGTTTAAGATCGCCCCACCGTCGCTCCACCGGCTGTGGGGCTTTTTCATGCGCCTGTAACCAGCATAGCAAAAGCGGCAGAAATGTCCACCCTCAAATTGGTAAAATCATACCAGTGGCGGAAGAATCAGCGAAATATATGTGAAAATGGAGGTATATCATGTCAGCAATTCAGGAACTCGCCCCATATATTTCTGCATATCAGGGGAACATCAAGCGGGCGAAAGAAGATCAGCATTACACCATCGATAGACTTGTCGAGGAATCCGGCGTTTCCAGATCGGCTGTGACGAAGCTCTGCGCTGGTACGCAACAAGACCCGAAACTGTACAATTCTGCCGCGCTGTGCCGCGTTCTCGGTCTGTCGCTGGATGACCTGTTCGGGCTTGTCCAGCCCGCAGAAAGCCCGGAAGAACTGACCGAGCAGATTCATCATGTCGAGCTCAAAAACGCCAAGCTGGAGGCAACAACAGCCGCGCAGAGCGCACAGATAAGGTCTACGCATACAATGTGTTACGTTCTCGCCCTGTTTTGTATGCTGCTCTCCTTTTCTCTGATTGCCTGCCTTGTGACGGATGCGCAGAGTCGGAACACAGGTTTTATTCGCGGCGGAGATTTGTCCGTGGCTGCATGGGTGTGCATCGCCCTGATTGCAGGCTCAGCGCTGGCTTCAGCGATTACTTTCTATGCAATCCGAAAAGAACGTGGAGGAAAACATGGAGTGCATCAAGTGTAAAAAAGAAATCCCAGACGGCTCGGCGTTCTGCTGCTGGTGTGGGAAACAGCAGCAAGCTCCGCAGCGAAAGGCTTTGAAGCGCGCAAACGGTACAGGGACAGTTTACAAGCTGCAAGGCAGGCGTACCCGCCCGTGGGTAGCCGCAAAAGGAAAAACCATAATTGGATACTACGATAAAAAAACAGCCGCCCTCGACGCGCTGGCGCGTTTACAAGGGCGGAGTATTGATGAAATATATAACTGGACCTTCAAGCAGGTTTACGAAGCATGGAAGGATGAACACTTCCGCGATATCGGCGCGAAGGGAATAGAGTCTTACGAACGCGCATATGACGTTTTTGAACCATTGCATGACAGAAAATTTCGCGAACTGCGGACCGCTGATTACCAGATTGTCATAGACAAGTACAGCGATAAATCCCACTCGCTACTGTCGAAGTTCAAACAACTTGCAACGCAGATGTCACAATGGGGAATCCGGCAGGAACTCATAACGACAAACTTCGCTTCGTTCATTAAACTGCCCGAGAATGTGAAGAAAGAAAAAGAGATCTTCTCAGAAGAGGATATCCAGAAGCTCGAAGCGGACGGTTCCCAAGCAGCCAAACTTGCCCTGATGATGGTCTATACCGGTATGCGAATCGGCGAGCTGTTCGGGCTTAGAACCGAAAATGTCCATGAAACCTACGTGATCGGTGGGGAAAAGACAGAAGCAGGCAGGAACAGGATAATCCCAATTCGTTCCGAAGGGCGTAAATATTTCGCAGAATTCAAAGAGCGTGCAAAAGGCGAACTTCTGATCTCTGGGTATGCCGGGCAAAAAGTCATTGCAAATTTTCGCAAGCGTGACTACTACCCGCTTTTGGAGCGGCTCGGAATCTCCAAGAAAACACCACACGCAACAAGGCACACATTCGCAAGCTGGGCTGTAGCAAACAATATCAAGCCTGAACTCCTGCAAAAAATGCTCGGGCATGCAGACTATTCCACGACCGCAAACATCTATGAGCACTTTGACATTGACCAACTTGTGAATGCGATAGATGCGCCTGTTACTAACACGTTACTAACAAACCAAAAATCAGCGAAAAAGAAAAAGCCCTGAAACCTTTGAGATTTCAGGACTTTTTTGGTGGAGACTAATGGACTCGAACCATCGACCTCCTGCGTGTGAAGTAGACCTTCTGAAATTTCCTAAACTTTTTAAGCATGTTTTCAGACGTTTTGAGACGTTTTCAAATTGGATATTAAATCTCAGACGTTTTCAGATTTTTTCAGATTTTTTCGGTTACTAACAAATAGCTAACACGGTTACTAACACTAGACACGTTTTATCTTCTGCATAACAGAGTTATAAACCTTGCTGTTTACCATCGCCAGTGTATCCATGAGTTCATCAACGACCGCCCAAGCCTTCGCCGGGTCTTTCCCAGCAACCGCAAGCAAAAACTCACTGTCCCCGTACTCGCCCACGGTAGCCGGTTCTGCGGTCGCAGGGGCGGGAGTGCCGGAGTAGTAACCCACAAACTTATCTCTGGCATTCTCCGCCCCCTGCATCTTGTCGCGTATCACATATAGGTTCGCCAGTTTGGCATAATTGGGATAGCTGGATTCTTCGTATTCCAGCCGTGCTATTTCCTTTCGGATTTCGGCTTCATCCAGCATGTCTTTCCCTCCTTATGCTCTGTCAATCTGCTCCATGCAGCGCCGGATAGCCTCGCGCGTTTTATCATCGTCCGCGTCGCGCATCATGTCTTCCAGCGTCGAGCGCATATGCTCCCGCGCGTCGGTGCGGCTATACCGGCCCATAGAGTCCCGACGCCTGCCCCGGTAAGAGCTGCCCCGACCATACGTGCCGCGCATATCGGCTTCCCACTCGGCGTCGCGGGAATAGCCTCCGTCCTCAAGCATTTCGATTTTATAAGTGTTCTTGATGGAGCTTGTCAGCTTCTGGATTGCGTCCAAGTCACCGGCGGACATTTCGCGCTTGTCTGCGATTTCGTCAAGCTCTTTGCAGAGCATTTCCCGAAGGTTTCTCAAATCGTACATATTCCTTCCTCCCTTCACGATACGCGCTCGACGATCATATTGCTATTTGCGAAACTGATCGCCTGTGCGCTGGTGTTCTTCGCCGCTACAGTCAAGCAGCAGCCGCGCGGAACTTCCACGAATGCAGAAACGTAGATGTTGAAATAATTCTCAACAGCCGCAGGGGTCACGATCGCTGTGGCGCTGTTCAAGGCCTCCCCGTTGATGGCGAGCGCGGCGGTGATAGCTCCGACTGTTCCGCCTGTAGGCACAGCGATATTCGCGCCAAAAGATACGCGGAACTTCGCCTTACACTGCTGCGTAAGCCCACGAAGCGTAACAAGTCCGCTTCCGTCACGGTGGACGATACACGGTTTGCCACAAGCCGACGTGGAAATTAGAGGGACGTTCTGCCCGGCGGCAACAGTTTGAATCCCGGATGATGTAAATTCAGCCATAAAATCATTCCTTTCTAAATGCGTCGAATTTGACACGGTTAAAAATAGCGGCGGGACGATTGCCCCGCCGCGTTTCTCGAGTATCGGCAAGGAACCGATCATTTTCGTGAGTCCACGAAAAAGCTCTACGTTATGGAGTTAAGCGCAGTTGCCGCAGCCGTAGTTATAGCCGCTATTGCAGCCTGCAAACTGGTACGGAGCCGGTACCGCGAACGACGGGACCGGACGCGGGTTATAATACGCCAGCTGCCCACTTACGTAGGACTTGAGCGTGTCGTTCTGCGCCGCCTGAGAAGCCGCCAGCTGCGCCGCAAAGAGCTGCTGGTTCTGCTCGGCAATCTTCGCGTCCTTTGCAGCCAGTTCCTGCGCCGTCAATCTCTGGTCAATGCTGCGGAAGCCGCAGTTCATCGCATCGATGATGTCGCGCGTGGTGTTCTGCACGGTGTTGCGGGTGTCGCATGCCTGCGTCGCCATGTCGTAGCGCACCTGGGCGATTGCAGCGCGGTTTTCACAGCAGCACTCCTGTGCCTGCATCGCCATGTTGTTCAGCTGCTGCATAAGCGCAGCCTGCTGATTGCAGCGGGAAAGTTCAGCGTTCGAGAAGCCGGAAGTCACAGCCTGCGTTACACCGGCAAAGCCGTTAAGCATCCCCGTGTTCATCGCATAGAAGCCGTCGCAGACACCATTGTTCACGCTGTCAATTTTTCTTTCGATGTTCGAGAAGTCAGATGCCAGAACATAGCCGTCAACAACGCCGCCGTTCCCTCCACGATTGCCAAAGCCGTTTCCGTTACCCCAGCCGCAGAAAATCGCGAGGAACAGGATAATGATCCACCAGCCATTACCGCCGCCCCATCCGTTTCCGCCGTCCGAGTTTGCCGGAACTACAGGCATGTTCATAGGAATACCATCGCCATTCAAACTCATAGTTTTCTCCTTTCGTAGATTTTGAAATTTATCTCAATCGTGCGCACGAATTGAAATCTTAATTATCCAAGAAGCTGTTGAAACTGGCTTGCCGCCTGTTGTAGCTGGTTCAACTGCTGCTGCGAGATTTTCCCAGACTGTACCAGCTTTTCAACCTCCGCCCTCGGGTCTCCCTGAAAGCTCTGCTTGAACTGCTGAAACTGCCGCACCATATTTTGAAACTGCCCCATAGCCCCGGGCATTTGCCCGCCGCCGAGTGCATTAAACAGTGGATTCATTTTCTGCCTCCTTCACCTTTCTAACGGGCTTGACGCTCAGAGACGCCACCTTTGCCGCCAGTTCGTCAAATTCCTTGCGGGTCACGTATTCCACCGTAGGCACTGTTTGTGGCGCTGTGGGGCTCACGGGGGCTGTAGAGCGCTCTACGAGGTCATACGTTGTCATTGCTGGTTTACCGCTTGCGTCTGCTTTCTTCACATACACAACCGGCGCATTCATATCCCAGAGCGTGACGGCGTTATTCGGCGCAACGATAAATTCGTTTGCCGCCTTCTCGTTCGGGACCCAGATGATAGACTGTCCACAGCTCGGCTGCTGTGGCTGAGGTTGCGGAGTCGGATACTGCATCGACGGCGCAGGCTGATACTGTGGACGCATCATTGGTTCCTGCATCATGGGCGGTTGATTGTAAATCGGCTGCTGATACACATAAGGCTGTTGTCCGAACATTATTTATCCTCCTTTTCCCAGTAGAACAGTGGGATTTCGTTCCCGGAATCCCAGTTATCGAAATACTTTCCGTCCTCTACGCACACGACGTGGCTTGATAAGGCGAGTACATACACGCCGCGCGGGTGGTCTGCGCAAAAGTCCGCGACGGTGTAGCAGTCCGGGCAGGTGTTCGGCACAACGTTCCGGGTAAATCCCTGCTGCCGGAGGTACGCGCCCCAGACACTGTTTGCCGACGGCATGTCGCCCATTTTCAACCCCTGCAGGCAAAGCCCGACGTATGTTTCATCCCAGCTCTTGCCCGTCGCCTTTGAAATTGCCCGGACGGTACAGTCTCCGACTTGTTTTCCTTCCGGGTTTGGATTGAAATAAGAAAAGCCCATACCGAACACTCCTTTGATGTGTCCAGTATGGGCTTTTTCGTATTTTCGTGTGCCTCAGTTGTGCATCACTTAGCTATACAGTTTGCTCGACGTTTCTCTCATGCGCTGCATAATCCCAGGGAGGCGTCTTTGCACCGTCGCCCTGCCAAGATACAGTTCCGTCGCGACGTCCACTTGTGGAAGCTTATCCACAAAGTAGAGCTGCGCAATCTTTTCGTCTTCCAGACCAAGATTCGCCTGATGAATGACCGCTTCCATGTCCCGGCGCATCAGTCCGCCAAGCTCCGGCGGTAATTTGCATCTGGCTTGTGGAGCCATAGCCCCGCCCCCTTACTTCATCGCCTTTGCGAGCTTTTTGAGAAGATCATCGCCGTACTTGTAGGCGGCGAGATAATCAATCGTGCCGTCGGTCAATCCGGCTTTCTGCCGGATGGTCTTCTTTGCTTCTTCAACCTCGGCGTCAACCTTCACGGTATCGTATTCCACCCACGGGAGCTTTCCGTGCTTCTGCCAGTTGCGAGCGTGGTAGCCTGCCTTCGTGCCGATGTTCTGGACGGCGGTGATCTGTGCGCCGTTGTCCCAGATGGGCGTACACTCGACCGCCAGACCGTCACCGATGTACATGCCCCAGTGCCCGGGCATCCAGAGACCTTCGCCGGGAATCAGCTTGTCCCAGCCGATGCCGGACACGGCGTAGCACTTTGCAATCATGCCGTCGGCGGAGACATCCGGCACGCTGTTTGAGGCGTATCTTGCACCGCCGTAGTAGGCGTTTTTGTTGCCGTTCCAGCCCCATAGAATGCCCTTCGTGAGGTTTACGCAGTCAAAGCCATAGACAACTTTTCCGATGAGGCTGCGCAGATATGTGACTCTGCCGCCGGTGTACCAGTCCGGGTACTGTGCGGATTTCTCGTCAATGATCGTTTCGCTCACGGGTGAGCCGAAGCAGCCCCACATGTAGACGGTCTTGTAGTTCTTCGCAACGTCAATGTGCCTGCGCACAAGCTCGGATGCTTTCATCATTTCTGTTCGCCCTCCTGCGGCGTGCCCGCACTGTCCAGCACGTCCTGCGTCTTCTGGGACTGGGTCCCGAAATAAAACGCAATGATTACGGCGTAGATCGTCATAAAGTCCTGCGAGATTTTGCCCACGACTGCCATGTAGGCGAACACGCCGGTCAGCACCAGCGTGACCAGAGACTTGACGCTGAGCAGGTTACCCAGCCGCTTTTTGATATTATCCATTATGTACCCCTTTCATTCTACCGGTTCATTCTTTTTTGCGAATACTCTCTTGAAAGCCAGCAAGCCCAGCTCTGAGACTGCTGCGCCCCCGGCGTAGCCGAGTACATCAGACAGGTCGACCGACGTACCCAGCTCCGGGTTGTGTCCAACTGCGATAAGGACAGCGATGGTTTTCAGCGCACACGCCCAGATCAGCACCATCGTCAGGAGTCTGAGCAGATAGATGACGATGGTGCGCGCCATCTCGCCTTTGCTCCACTTGCCCTTTACTCGCATATCAGCCTCCCAGCCCCGCCAGAGCCAGCGCGTAGCCTACCAGCCCAGCGACGATCGCTGTCACGGCTGCCTTGATAAGCCCCTCCCAGCGGCTCGCTGGGACGTTCTGGAGGCGTTTGACGGCAGTGTCCATGCTGTCGACCTTGCTGCTCATGGTCTTCATCTGCTCTGCCATGACCGCGACGGACGTTGATAAGTCCAGCAAGGCTTTGTTGTCGGATTCCAAATCTCCGATGCGCCGTTCATTTCCCTTCGCAAGCTTTTCAACGGCAGTGATTCTGTGTTCCATTTCTACTTCATTCATGCATGCTCCTTTCCTGCCATTGGCAGTCCGTTATTCCTCAACTTCCCAGTCCGCCGGATAATCCTTCGGGCTGAAATTGGTATCTCTCTTTGCCTTGCACGCCTTGCCCTCGAAGATGCACCACTCGCCGGTGTGATAGATGTCGACCGTACCCGCCTGCGGCTGAATAAACTCCCGCGCAGTTTCCCTTGTCGTGCCGTGGAGCGGCTTATTGAACGTGTACCATGCCTGGTTTCCGGGCGCGATGTCCGGATAGACGGCGTTGTCGTAGCTCTGGTAGACTTTCCACGGGTCGCCGCCTACGGTAAAGATCTCATCGACCGTGTGCTTTCCGGGCTCCCACTCGTCCCAGAGCGCCGAACATTTAATAATCTCGTCTGCCGTCTCGGGCTTTTTCTCGCTCATGAGCAGCTTCACCGCAAACGCCGTGGACGTGTTCAGATCGTAGGCAACAGGCGTTGCAACGACTGGCTGCGGCGTCGGCAGCGGCGTATTCGTCAGCAGCCAGTTCCCATCCTCGATGTCCTGCCGGAGAAAGTCTCCCGGCGTATAGGTCTGCATCTGGAAGCCGTTGTCCGCGAAGACCCCGACGGGACCGGTCAGCGCTGCCACCCCCGAAAGAGAATCGCCCGTAAACCGGGCCGAGCCGGAGGTGCTGTATACCCGGACGTTCGCGTATGTTTGATTGTTGTGTGTGATGTACATTAAATAACCCCCTAAATCAATTTTCCGTGATGGTGCAGGTCGGTGTCCACACAACGTTGCCGTTTCCGTCATATGTTTTCTTTTGTTCGAACAAAATGCGTGTGTTTGTTGTGGCTACAAATTCGTAAGTACCTTCTTTTTCGTTTGATACAGTTACACCGTTCAAAATAACGTTGCCGCGGCTGTTTCGTGCCTTATATGATATGGTGATCGGAACTTTACTTCCAGAATGAAACGTCAGTGCTGCAGCATCCGTTAGTTTTTCGCCGTTAACTACGGCATACATGGAATAGGTACTGCTGTAAGAAACAGGGACGCTCAGAATTACCATGAATTTGCTGGGAAGTCCCCTTCGTAAAAACATTCCCATTGATGCACCCCCTAGAAGCAGAAGCAAAATGGCACGCCAAGCGCAGCGCCGCCCCGGATAGTTCCCTTAGTGCCGGCGGATGATACGAAGATAAAATTTGTGGTGCCGTTTATAGACGGGGAACGTGTCCACCATCTGGATTCCGCGCCGTCTAGCATTTTTATTTTGCTTCCGTTTTCTTTGTAATACTGATATTGTTTACCTTCGCCTGGCGCGGAAGAATCAACATCACCAAACACTTCCACATCGCTTGGAAAAAACAGTTTGTCTGCCGTTGTTACGATGGTGGTGCTTTTGTTGCCCGCAGATGTCAGTTTATTCACATTCTGGATGCCATTTTGCACTTCCAGCGGCAATTGAACCAAGATGGCAGGAAGATGTGTTTGCCGCATGGCGCAGCCAGCCCAACCGTTTCTGTTTGTGTTGCTGCCCTCCATTTCGTTTTTTCCGTAGCAGTCGTGCAACTGGAAGGTAAACGGGGCTTTGCCGAAGCCATCGGAATAGTCGTCGTGATTGATACCGATAATGTCAACCAGATAGTCCGTGGAGCCAATCATCATCGCCTTCTGATCTCCAATCTTCCACGTTGAGGGGACAACCTTTTTCTGGCAGATAGCAATGATCTGTTCCCAGGTATTATCCGAAAAATTTGCCTCATATGAAGGCTTAATTCCAGTAAACCATCTTGGACTTCTTCCGCTCATCCGAACACCACCACCTTCACGGGGACATTCACCGTCGGCGCTTTGCCAATACACTGTGCGGTCAAAGAGTTCGCGCCAGTTACGTAGTTGTGGATTAGCGCAAAGCCTTCCAAAAGTGCTGCGTCCGCATCTGGGTCCGTGCCGGAGAGCGCCACGTCCCACTGAGGGTCTATGTCGTAGGATGCTTTCAATCCCGTGATCGTGATCGTCTGCGACTGGTAGCCGTGCGAATCCGCAGCCCAGCCCGAGGCAAGCAGCGTGCCGGTGTACTGTTTGATGTTCATAGGCTCATACACTCCTGTAATCAGCTCGCCCGCCGCGTTGTGCGCCGTCTTCCCCTTGAGAAGCGTCTCCGGCGTTACGGTGTCGGCGGTCAGGTCAAGCTTGATTTCGCCGTTAAGGGCGACTTTGTTGACTGCCATCTCAGCCTCCGATCTGGAGCGTCTGCCCTCCTGCGGCGTTGTCGGTGTAGGTGACGGGAATCGCCGCGACAGTCACCTGCGACAGATAGTCATATGTATCATCCGGCGTCACGACCTGCTCGGCAAAGCTCGGCGTGACGTTCTTGTTTGCCTGTGCCTTGACCGCCTCGCCGCCGTAGCTGCCCACCACGCCGAGAAGGGACACGCCGGCTTTGATATTGCCGGGGATAAGCTTTGCCTTCTCTGTGGGCTTGATGCGCGACTTGCCGGAGCCGTCGTGGAAGCCCATCGGAATGGCAGGTTCTTCGTCCTTGTCGGCAATGTCCAGCGTCTGGCCGCCGTTATCCGGCATGGTGCCGGTCAGCTTCGAGCCGCGCGCGTAAAATGTCTTATCCTTGAGCACCTCCGCCACGGCGGCGGTCGCGTCCTGCGAGTTTACGTCAAACTCGTTCGAGCCAACGATCGGCGCGCCGGACTTGTCGTGCGCGGTGACGCCCTTTTTGAGGTCACTTGCGACGATGGTATCGCCCGACAGGTCGAGCTTGACATCCGTGCCGACGATCAGTTTGTTTACATACTTGTTTGCCATATGCTCACTCCTAACTGTTCATATACTCGTCGCCCATGATGAGCGTCAGCCCACCGGCGGCGTTGGATACTTCGTACTGTGGAATCTTTGCGACGTTCACGTCGCGGGACAAAAGCCGGTTTCTGGTCGGCAAGACCACCGGCTCATAAGTCTTCGGCGTTACGTCGTATACGCCCTCATACGGCTTGCTGTCTCCCGTGTAAACCACCTTCGCCGGGGCAATCTTCATCTTGATCTCCGGCTGGGAAAGCGTCATTTTAATCATATCCCGCCTCCTTCAAAAACCGCTTTGCGTCCGTCTGCACGATTTCAGCCGCCATCGGGTTTCCGTCGCCATCCGTTAAGGCAAGCTGTAGTCTCACAGTGCTTGCTTGCAGCCGCATTGCGTCTGCATACGGGATTTTTACAAGCAGGTGCGTTTCGTCGATTACTGTAGGTTCGTACTGAAAGAAGGAGCATCCCTGCCTTACGTAAAACTCAAGCTTCGTCGCTTTCGTCAGGTCAGTTCCCTCTACTTCCACCGATAAAGCGTTCGCGATTTTCTGAAACACTTAATCACCCCCAGCCTGTGATTCAAAAACATCCAGCTCGTTCTTCGCCTTGATAAACGTCGTCGTGTCGTCCGACAGGGAGATTGTAGGGAGACTTCGCGCATCATGGGTATAGTCATGGTACGTAACGCCGCTCTTGTAAGACGCTGCTGCTGTCATTCCGTACAACGATATACCAGAAATGGTATTTGCTTGTACAGAGGCCTTGTTAAACCCGTCATTTGGGCTGGAGGTTGTCCAGACATCAGTTTGTGTAGCAACCAACAACGTCGTATCTGTCGCTGCTGCATGACACATGCAAGCGGCTGCCGGTTTGCTTTCTCCCGTGATAACACTAGCTTCCCAGTTCGTTAGATTCTGGGAATAATAGACGGTCGATTTCGGGTCATAAAACACTTCGGCTTCAATCCGAGAATAAACAGTTACCAAGAAATAATATGTGCCAGACAGAAACACAACTTCTGACGCAGATATTCTTTTTACGGCATCTTCCGGGACTGGCGGTTCTAGTTTTTTGAAGCTCGTTTCTGCTCCGTTTGCAAAATACAGTTCTATTTTCCCAGTTGCACCACTATATATGTTTTTTCGAATTGCTGAAAGAAACCATTTCCCATTGGCGCTCGAGAACTTATATCCAATAAACTGGTTCCAAACGGTGCTTGAAGTTTTTGTAATCAGCGAATACACCCAACTCTCAGGAATCAACGGTGTGTCAGAAAACACCGCATATGTATGGTCAGTATCATTTTCATCGGTTTCATATCTTGCAAACGAGAATCCAAATCTCCCATTACATTGTGCAATACCGTAGAACCCGCTTCCGTTGCGTTCGGGAGGAAGCGAAACATTCACTTGCGTCCAGTTCGCGTTTTCTTTTTCCCTCACTGCGATTTTGATGTCTTTCCCTGTGCAAAACACACATACGCAATAGTGGTCAGACGCAGCTAACGAGCAAGTCATCCCTTCGAATGTAGTTGCACTTCCAGTGAATGTTGCATCTTCCGAAAACGTCCCTTCCAACGTGGTTGATTTAAGAATTTTGTAGTTGTTTCCAACTTGTGTGCAGATAAACCACAGGCCGTTAAAATATACCGCATTTGAGACATTTGAGACATCGTAAGAGGTCAGAAACGTATTCGAAGCCCATTCCACAGCGCCGCTAGTGTTCCTAAGCACGGAGCACAGCTGCGGATAATGCTCAAAAGTCACCGTACTTCCGTCGCACGGGAGCCACGCGTCGCCCAGACTCAGCGCCGGAGAGGTCTTCACAGTCCCAATGGGCTCAATTCTGTCTGGAATATGCCGGAAAGCGTCGTCGACAAACGGGTTCGCATACGGCAAGCGGAGAAAGCGCCCCGTGGAATCTTGGAGCATTGTGCGCGTATTGAACGGCGTTCCGGTATCGTCCGGGTCGTCTGCACGCGTCATGTCGTAAGTATCTGTCTGTCCCGCAACGGGCTTGAGCTTTACCCGCCCCGGAAATTTTGGCGTTCGGTCTTTCATGTTATCCCCCCATGTCTCCTGCATATAATTCCGCATCCGCGTAAACCCAGCCGACCTCCCGGCTCTCCAACACGTCATCTACGGCGATGATCGTCTTTTCAATGTTGTTCGCGCCCTCCCAATCTAGGTCGTTGATTTTTGCCGGAGGGCGCGGGGCAGAATTGACAACTGCGTCGTATACGGCGTTCGCGGATTCGATATAAGCGTCCATGACGGCTTTGTCTGGGATTTCGTTCATAACGTAATCTTCCCGTACCTCTGCCGGAACGTCGATGTCGTGCGTTCTGAGCCGGTCACGAATGGTAATCAAAGCAGCACCGACGCGGTTCAGGTCAGACGCCTTATAAGAGCCTTTCAGCCCCGCCGCGAAGTCAGCCTTTTCCTGTTCGGTGAAGTTCGCCCAAGTCTTCTTGTACAAAGATTCTGCGTAAGAAGCGTCTGCCTGCGTCCGGTCGGTGATTAAGGTTTTCATAATTCTCATGCAGAAGCCCCCGTTCCGACGATTTCGCAATCAGCCGCCGCGATGCCGCTCAGTTTAATGGTCATGCTCGTTATCGTCCCGGTGATCTGGTCTTCCCACGGCGTCGTGGTCGTCACATAATCGCCCGGCATTTCCTTGTCCATGACAATTTTCACGCCGTGCGTCTGGCGGCGCATGTAGTAGTCGAAAACATGCTGCGTCACCGCTGCAACGTTCGAGACGTTTACCAGCGTCGCATCCTTGACCTCTATGACATTCGGCTTCGTGGACGCCGTGACGTTCGGGTTCGATTTCGTCGTAACTGCCGTCGTGTGGTGGTAGGTCTTCCCGCCGACCTCAACCGTATCGCTGCCGCTGCCGGACGTGCTGTATGTGTGCGCGGTAACTCTTACCTCGGTCACGATGGCAGACTGGCTGACTTCGCCGCCGACGTAGAGCCGGTTCATAGGAATCACCGTCGGCGTTTCCTCAGACAGTCTCCATACCTTCACGTTTCCTGTTCCGCTGGTGTCCACCACAGCTCGAAGTGCAAACGCCACCTGCTGCAAAGCTTCCCTTCGCGTGCAATCAGGAATGTATCCTGTTAGCTTCTCGGTCTGTAGTTCCTCCGAAAGCTCCAAAACGAAATACCCGCCGAGGATACTTTCTAAAACCGTTTTCGCGTTTGCTTTGGAATAAACAACAGCTGAGAATGGGTCTTCGTCCAGAATCCCCAAAGCGTCGATGCAGGAAACGTTGTATACGTTTTTGCTTACGCGGGTAGATTCATCGATGTAAAACGTGCCGATTTTCGTCTTTCCGTTGTACGCATAAACGGGCTGCTTCTCTTGGAAAATAAAATCAATATCTTCCATGCTGTCCAGCGTGAAATCCAGCGTGTTAATCGCCAGCTCGTCGGATATGATGTTCAGTTCTTCGGTCGCCTCAACGCTCCGAAGCTCCTGCCGCTCGAACTCTCGAACGATGCCGAAAAGAATCAGGGAGATTTTAATGGGTCGGTTTGGCAGATTCGTTTTGTTGAACTGAATCTTGATTTTGTTGTACAGCTCTACAGTTCTCTCGCAGAAGTAATTTCCGGAGTTTGGAAAGAACTTCTGCGCGGCAAGCTCCGTGCTCCCGTTGTACCACGAAAGATCGAGGTCGCTGCAATAGTCCCCGGTTTCCCCGTCAAATTTGAAGTAGATGCCGAGGGACGTAAACTGCCCGTCAAGAGATATCTCAATGGTAGGAGGTGTTTGGAACGTACAGTCTGCGCCGCTCCGAGGTGTCGACCAGAAGCCGACTGGCTCAGATTTTGGCTTGAGCTTTCGCGTGCCGTTCAGCACCCATTGATTCTGCTCCGTCGTTGCCACTGGCCCCTCGAACGCCCCGAAGGGCAGAAGCGAGGTTTTTGAAATACCCATAGCCTCGCTTGCTGTCACACTCGCAGCCGCCGCAGAACCAACCGCAACGTCTTCATACACAACTTTTACACTCATAGCGGCGTCCTCTTCGGCTTCATTGCGACAAAATTAAATGTAAGGTTGCCCCATTCGTTCTTTTGCCCGTAAGCTGTCAAAAGTTCATCGTCTCCGTTTGCAACATACGCATCGAAGGTCAATGTCCCTTGCGCATACGGAACGGTTAGGGAATGGCTGTCGACGGGTGCGGAGATTGCTTCATAGAACCTGTCGTATTCCGCCGGGTCAGTTCCAACCGGGTCAAGCTCCACGCTGTAGTTGTAAAACGTACCGATGATGTCGCGCACCATCGCGCCGGTCATCACGCGCCCCGCATTATCGCCGTCCAGAACCGCAAAAGAGCGTTTCAGCCTGGTTACATGCAGGTTCGGATACGCCGTTCCGTCGAGGGTCAAAACACTCGTCATGCTTTCACCCCCGCAAGCCTTACGCCTACACGCTGCGTCTCTTCGTTGTTCGCCTTATAGACAGCCCGTGCAAACTCTCTGCCGTTGAGCTGCAAGATGATCGTCTGCGACCGTCCGCCGGATTCGTTCATAGCCTGTTTGAATGCCTGCACCATTGTCTCAAGCGGCGTTTCGATGTTCGTTCCGCTCTTCTGGTCGCCCAGCACCGCCATAAACTCCCGGTTCGGAGGGATGACTGCGCCTTCTGCCAGCCTCGGGAGTGCTACTTTACTCACCGGTGGGATATTAAAGCCAAACGATTTGCCACCGATAACCGGCACCCAATCCGGAATATCAATGTGAATTTTATTCAAGCAGGAAATGAGGAAGTTAATTCCATCAATGATTCCGTTAATTGCCGCTTCGAACACGCCGATAAAACCGTTTAAGGCATTCTTTGCAAGGTTTGCCCACCATTCCGACGTAAACACGGGCGCAATGTTTTTATCCCAGAAGCTTTTTACCGCTGCCCAACAGGATTTGATTTTGTCTATAATGAAATTCCAATTTGGGGCAATCGCCGCTGCAAGACTTGCACCGCCTGCCGCCAGCAACCCAAGACCAAGAGGAATTCCGGCACCTGTAAACAGGAGAACCGCGCCAAGCACAAGCAAAGATACGCCAAGTAAAGCAGTTATTACGCCGAGCGGACCGCGCAGTTTGCTTTGAATCGTGTCCCAGTTTGCCGTGATTGCTGCCCTCAATCCAACTGCCCCCGCTGCCATTAGAGCAATACCGAGTGGAATATTTGCGCCGGAAAACGCTAACACAGCGCCCAATGCAAGCAATGCCGCGCTTACAAGCGCTGTTACAACTCCTATTGGTCCTTGCAATGCCTGTTTAATGCTGCCCCAGTTAATTGCTACAACAGCTGCAAGTCCAACAGCACCCGCCGCCATTAGTGCGATGCCAAGCGGTAAATTTGCACCGGAAAACGTGAGAATCGCGCCAATGACGAGCAGCGCCGCACTCACAACTGCCATGATTTCGTAAACATTTTCCTGAACAAACTTTTTAACAGCGCCCCAGTTGATCGCAGCGGCTGCGGCAAGCCCAGCTACGCCCGCTATCATAAGCCCTATGCCAAGAGGCACATTTGCCCCGGTAAACGTCAAAATTGCGCCAATTACCAGCAGTGCACCGCTTACGATTAGCGTCAGTTCCGTGATAACCGCCTTTAGTTCTGCGACTGGTCCTTCCCAATTAGCGGCTGCTACAGCTGCAAGCCCAATAGCGCCCGCGATAATCAGTCCTAAACCGAGAGGAACGTTTGCACCGCTGAATAGCAAAATGGCGCCAAGTGCCAAAAGCGCCGCGCTCACAATGGCTGTGATTTTACCGATCTGCCCTTGCAGCAGTTCAGCGATTCCGCCCCAATTTTCCGTCACAGCATCGTAGATTGCCAACGCTCCAATTGCCATCAACGCAAGCCCGAGCGGAATGTTTGCGCCGGAGAATGTCAAGATTGCACCAAGCGCCAAAAGCCCTGCACCAAGAAACAGTTCCGTAATCGCGGTGATCTGGTCTTTGATTTTAGATGCGAAATTCGGTGCAATCCCACCAGACGCGCCAGCACCTCCGATGCCGCCCGCGCTTTCGTCCGAATTGCTCGACAGCTGATTGATTTCGTCAAAGCTTGCCATCGACTTCCCAGCTTTTTTCGCCGCGCTCCCGACGCCTTCTAACGCCTCTTGCTCGTCATATAGAGACTTTGCAGCCGCTGCCGACTTTTCGTAAGTCGTTCCAAAAATCTTAGACACGATCCTAGCCAGCAATGTTATGATGCGAGTCAGTACGTTAGCGAGCGTTATAAACGCCGGAATTACGACTTGAAGAATCGGTTGCGCCAGCGTCAGCAACGCGCCTTTCAGTCTTGCGACCGCAGCCCGTGCCTCCTCATTTTTCATGATTGTTTTCCCGAGCCAAGTCCGTAAACTTTGCAGTGCCCGAGTAATCAGGCTGAAAACAAGAACGCGCTTAAAAAGCCCGGAAACACGCTTACTGAACGTGTTCATGCTGTCGGAAACCTTCTTCGCGGCGGTCTCCATTCGCTCTGTCGCGCCGCTTGCGTTTGTGATTTGCTCCGTGAGTTCTCCGGCTTTTTGCTTCGCAGCGTCCAAAGCAGAAGTCTGCGCGATCACTTTGTCCGTGATTTTTGCATATTTCCCGTCCAAACTCTCAACGATCTTGTCCTGTTCTTTTAAGATTGCTTCCTGCTCTTTGATTTGCGCTGCGACTTCCGTCTGCCGCCCGTATGCTGTGATATAAGCATCCGGAGACGCAGACACCTCGCCAGACGTGATCTGCCGAAGCCGCTCAGATTCCGCCCGCAACGATTTCAGCGCATTTTCTGCCTGTTTTGCAGATTCTTTCGCTGCGTCAAGCTGAGATTTCAAGCCACTCTGCTCACCGGTGCTTTTTTTCAGATCAGCTTCCATCTTGTCGATTTTCGCTGTCAGTTTATCAAGCTCCTTCTGCGCGTTTTTTGCGTCGACCTCTGCTTTAACAACGATTCTTCCATCTGCCATTTTCTCACCACCTTATTTTGAAATGCCCCATGCGGCCAGAACGTCCTTTTCGGACTCTGTATACGTCGTTTTCAGATCGATAATATCCCTGTTTTTCCGGTAGAATTCCCTGTCCTGTTTATCCAGAGACTTCCCGTGCGCTTTTTTATCGCGTATGCGGACAACTTGAGCAAAGAGACAGTCACCGATCTCCTGATAGAAGCTCAGAAACGAGTACCAGTGTAGATATTCCAGCGCCCGCACCTCACACCCGGCAATCCGGTTGATCGGAGCAATAATGATGTCAAAATCCTGTTCCCACGACATCAATGCAGGTTCGTGTTTCTTCTCTTTCCGATCTTGCCCCCGGTCAATAAACCGGAAGCATTGATTTAGGGCCTCCTGATAGTCTCCTGGAGGCATTTCGTCGAAACCGGGATAAAAAATCTCTAGTGCCGCCTCGGCCTTGAGATGGTCATCCAACTCGTTATCGGTAAGAGCGGTGAGGATATCCAACACCGCTCTATAGTCCGACCGAATTCCGTATTCTGTTCCGTTTACATCAACCGAGGTCGGCAGCGACCAGATTACTTTTTCCATCGCTCCGTATACTTCTTGATTCTCGGGTCAGTAAGTTTCTTCTGGCGGGAGAACGTCGTATCGATCTGATCAATGACGGAAAGCATCAGATTGCACCAGACAGGAAGACCGTCGGCCATTGCATAGACGTTCATCGTGCCAAACAGGGGCGCGCAGATCGGCTTCCCGAAGAGTCCATCCAGCATGTCGCGCATTTCTTGGTCTCTACGGCGCGCAATCTCAAAAATTTCCTTTTTGTCTGCGCAGCGCTCAACTTCTGCCTTGTACGCGTCCTGCTTTTTGTCCAGTTCTTCAAATGTGTTGTAAATTTTCTCTACAACTTCGCTGTCCGTAGGGTTGAATTCAATCGTCACAGCGTCGTTGATGTTAAACGCCACTATGCCGGTGTCAAATCTAATTTCTGCCATCTATTGCTCCCCCTTATTCCGAATCCGCTGTAAATGTTACCGTGCCGCCAGCGCCGACCGCCGCCGTGCCCGTGGTTCTGTTGCCGCCAAGCGTGACGTCGATAGGCATGCCGACATAGCCGCCGCCTTCGCCGCCGAGACTCGAGGGCTTGACCATCGTCGCATCGTACCGTTCGGCGAACGCCGCTGTCTTGGCCGTTCCCGCGTAATGGTGGACGATAAGCACATCCTGGTTCGCAAGAGCTGCGGCGTCCTGATCTTTGACCGCAAGGTTCCAGATCTTCGTAAGCGCAGCGTCGCCCGCGTCGAGTTCGCACGGCTCAAAGCTCTGCGTAATGATCGGCTTCTTCATTGTTGTTCTGGTCGTGCCGAGGATATCCTTGCTGGAATCCTCCTGCCAGTCGTATTCCATGCTCGAATCCGTGACTCGAGTGCCAAAAGGCGACCAAACCGGCGCAGTCGCGGAACCCGTGTTCAGGTACGCGATGAGTAATTCTCTGTCTACCGGCTGGCCGCTCGTGGTGTTAAAAGTAGTTTCTGCCATTTATATCACCTCGTAAGTCATCTTCATTAAAATTTGGTGGTCTTCTGTTCCATCATTGTATCGGGCGAACATCGCCGCGCGGCTGGATACGTCCATACGCCGGACGCGGATGCCGTCACCCAAAGACGGATAATTCTGCATTGCCCAATCCCCGAAGCGGTTCAAAACTGCGTCGGCTTTCAGGCGCTTGTCGTTGCTGCTGCCCGGGAAGATGCGGGCGATAATTTTGAACTGGTATTCTGCCTCATGCCCGCCGAGCAAGTACCTTTTTGTGATGTACGCACCTTGAATCACGGACAGAGCCACGCTTGCGGAATCGGCGGCGAGGAACTCATAATTGATGGTTGCAGCCGGGAGATCGTCATCCGAAAACGAGTTTACCCAGACCATCATTTTTCTGGATATGTCCTGTTCTTCCTCGGAAGAAACAAGCTTTTTTTCTTTTTCAGAGCCCATTTTTCACCGCCTTATCTGCAACTCGAATCCATTTGTCAAGATTCTCAGCCTTTGAAGCCTCGAACCAGTGTGATTGTGCCTGCGCGTGTCCGGATGTCGTGAACACAAGATTTTTGTCTGTCAGAACCTTCGTCCCGCCCTTTGGCGCGTATGTGCTGCCAGTCTCCGGGCCAACCATGACTTTTCCGTAATACAGAAATCTTGCATACGGTCCCGGATAGATGATCGCATTACCGTCCACCTGTGTTCTCTGGTCGAGAGAGCCCGTCAGGAACGGCACATACGGGCTTGTGTCCTTTTCTACCTGTACAGCAACAATGTGTTCGGCTTTTGTACAAGCCCGTGCTATAGCCTCCTGAAGCTCGTCAAAGCCGTCGGTTTTCACACTGAATTTCAGCATCATGTGCCTCCGACCTGCCAGTGCCGCATGGAAGGACTGCCGAAGTCCTTCATGTCCACCTTTGTCACTTTGTACACATCGTCGTAAAACATCTCAATCTGTTCTTCCGTCTTGTCCGGCTCGACTACTTCACCTTTCACAAAGAAGGTAGTGCCTCCGTTACCGTCCGTGGATAGCGTCCAGATTTTGCTTTTATCAGTTGCTCGCCAGAACTCTTGCGGTCCGACATAGCGCTTCACCGCGCCTGTCACGCCGTCTACGGCTGGCGAGGAAAACGGAATGTACAGATTCACCGCATCTGCGCCTTCAAGCCCGCTCGCGCGGACATTGGCAGCTTTCGACGCTTGGAGCATTACGCCGCGAATCACTGTGATATAGCGCTTCTGCGTGTCATTGAAATTCTGGTCTTGCTCCTGCGTGACGTTATAGATGGTTACAGTGTGGGGGGCGTACATGCAAAACACCTGCCTCTGTAGAGAAGCCCGGTATGGGCTAGATATTCACGTGCTACGCTTGCAAGGGCGTTCTTCGCCTCGGAAGCCGCTTTCAATGCAGCTACGGAAGAATCGCCGCCGCTGCGAAGCGTCCGGGAATAGCCGCCTACAGTCTCGCTCTGCAATTCTCCTTCGTCAGATGCAAGCCCGGCGGACACATTCTTTCTGGCAAGCTCCTGTGCCGTGTCGATCAGCATATACTGGTCGACTAAGGCGCAGCAGCACATTTTCATAGCATCCAGCTCTGCAAAATCCTTTGCTCGGTTTTGCGTGTAGTAGTCAAGGAAGGAACTGGCGCGTGTCGCCAATCTGCAAAAGCTGTCAGCGTCTACCGTTCCCTTGTAGATATCGCAGTAGTACTCATAATCGGCGTATATCATTGCGCCAGCTCCTTTCTGTTACGAACCTACCGTCACAGTGGCCGTTCCGGTCTTCGTGCTGTCCTGCTTGGACTTTGCGGTAACGGTAATGCTCGCGGACGTCTCGTTGGAAGCGACCGTCAGGATACCGTTTTCCGAAATGGAAGACTTCGCGCCGCTCTGGCTCCACTCGACATCGCCGCTCACGATGCCTTCACCAGCAACAGAAGCCGCAAACGCCTTGCTCGCTCCCTTTTTCACGGTTGCAGTAGCAGGGGATACAGTCACCGTAGATACTGTGCCAGTCTTTCCATAAACAGAGAACGGGAACGGGTTGGCAATGTCAACGTTGTAAGCGTTGACCGGGTTTGCGATTTCCCAGCCGAGACGCATGACCGCACGGAGAGCGACCATATCGTTCTGCATGAGGTTGTAGGTGATTGCCTTCGTGCTCGGGTCCTGAATGACACCCTCGGTGAAGATCTTAAAGGTCATGTCCTGACGGATGGCGTATACCAGCTGCGTCCAGTCACCGACGATCATCTGTGCCTGTGCCGGGTCAAATGCGCCGTTCATCGGGAAGTACATATCCATACCATCCAAACCATAGCGCGTTGCGCCCTGCATGTCGGACTTGAAGATGGGCTGACCTGTCGTGTCCTTCAGCCCGCGCAGCTTGCCGCGCATCTGGATTGCGGCCATAACGCCGTTCGGGTTGAAGCCGTCAAGTTCTACCTTCGCGATAAGACCGCCTTCGCCCATGATGTCGGTAAATACATCAGAGCTTGCCGCAACTCCGTTACCAGCAGCGATAGCGGAAGGAACGACGCCATCGCGCCACGTGGTGGGCTTGTTCGTGCCAAACAGGATGGCAGCGTCAATTACCTTGCCGAAAGCTTCGGTCAGTCTGGGTCTTACCTCGCCCCAGATGTCATAATCTGCGTCATCCAGTGCTGCTTCGGGGATGGGGACGATAACCGCGATTTCCTCGGCATAGATTTTCTTCTTGTCCCACGCCATCTTCGTGGTCTGCTTGAAAGCCTCTCCGGCTCCGGTATCGGTTGCTTCGCCGTTGACGAAGTACGCAGAGGGAAGCGCGTCGAGGACGTTGATGGTCTGCGTCTTGCTGGACATATTCGCCAGTCTCTTACCCATGCGAAGGACTGCGGATTCCGCGATAGCGCCCTGCATGATCTCACGGGTTACGGGTTCCGGGATAAGCCCGGAAAGTGCATTTCTGTCAATAATATTCGGCATATGATTCTCCTTTCGTTATTTCAGAGCGCCCCGAATCAGGGCGTTCATCGTGCTGTTCATGTTTGTTTCTTTGTTTCCACCGCCTGCCGGTGCTGTCCAGTCGAACGTCGCCTTCTTGCGATTCGCTGTAAGCTCGTCGACAGCCTGTTCGAACGTGATCTTGTCAGTGACCATCTTTGTAGCCTTGAATGCGATAAACTCAGCGTCCTCGCCGCTCAAGCCCTTGCTCAGGACGTATTTGTCCCGTTTGAGCTGTTCGGCTTCAGCCTGCAATGCAGTCAGTGCCGCCTTACTGTCTGCAAGGTCTTTTGCCTGCTTTGCCTGCCGTTCCTGTTCGGTCTGCTGGCTGTCTTTCCATGTCCGGTATGCGGTAATCTCTTCCTCGCTGGGGTATTTCTTCCGTTCTCTGTCAAGCCTCGACTGAATCATCTTGTCAACGTCAGCCTGAGTAAACGTTTTTTCCTGCTCTTGCGCAGTGTTTTCCGTGCCCTGCACGTTGGTTTGTTCTGCCATAAAAATCTCCTTGTTTAACGTCCTGTCGGACAGTGTTGATAAATAAAAAGAGCCAACCGACAACAAATCGTAGTCAGTTGGCTCCATTCAGCCCTTCCCGGCGAACATTTACGCCGTGGGAATCTATTCAGTTTTCAGCCGTTTTCGCTGAATTGTCTGCACAATGATATTTCCTTCCTTATCCCGTAGGAGTTCTACACGGAAACCAGCCGCAAGCGCCCGCTCAATGGCTGTTTTTAACTTTTCGTCAATCATATCAGTCACCTTCAAGCAATCTCGTAAGCGTACCGTTCACATCATCTTCGACAATTTCCCATTTGCCAGGCGGCGTTTCGCCGTTGAGCGGCGCAGGGGCGGACGCGGAATAAAGGTAATCTTCCCCTTCGTCGTCGATGATACGAAGCAGGTCATATTCGATGCCCGTGCATTCGTAGG